TACTGTAATACAGGTCAACGGGCACGTATGGCAACAGAAAAGTTACATGCCCTAGGCTATAAAAATGCGGTTTACATCGCTACACAGTATCAAACACTCAAATAATGGTCTAAACATTTTTTAAGTTGATTTTGTAAATGGTCCAAAGAATACCTATAGAAATAGGAAATGCGCTAAGAGAACTAGCACGGCAGGATCCCTACGCTGCACCTGGTTACTTATGGAAGAATCCATTTAATCCTCGTGCACGGGGGCGTCGTTGGACTCCGCGGACATTAGAATTCTTTCAGCGGTGGCAACAATATGAACAACAGAATCTTGACGAGTTGGCTGCTCAGGCGACTGTTACTAATACTTACGCACCTGAAGCAGAGGACCCTTTGTTGCGGCCCCAGTTGTCAACATTGTCGCACCAGTCTCCCCCGCCTGTTCCGCCAACTCCTTCTGACGCTCATATTCCGCTGAACGCAACCAGTGATCCCGTGACCCAATCTTAAAGTCAGGATGTGGTGAAGCCTTGTACCAAAATACACAATCTTCAATCTTATTTGTATGAGCACCGTTATGAATAACTAAACATTCGTAATCTTCAGTACATTGATCCATAATTTGACAAAAGAGTTCAAATGTTGGAAATATACCGGCAAATTGTTCGTAAATACGACGGCGGGCACTCACCTGATTTTCACGTAAAATGAATACGTAATCCACTTGTCCTCGTAAGACCGGTGGAATACCCATAACGTACTGAATGGCTAAGATATAGAGCAAACCGTAATGACGACCGTTCATAAAAAGAGAACGAATCCATTTATCGTTCACCCACTTATTATCGTATAAACAATCGTCCATAATAATGAAAGCCTTACGATCTAATTGAGATGAACCGCGAACTTCCGTCTCTTTTCGTATCTGTTTTGTAATCTGTTCTTGTCGTTTCAATACATTTTCAACCGTCTGTGGTCGCACTTCTTCGTGAATAAACAAACTTGGAACCATCGACGAGTAGAAAGCGTTAGCACTTTCTGTACCCGAAAACACAGTTCCAATAGGAAACTTCTGTTTGTACCACATCAAATCCTTGATGAGCCAAGATTTACCCGTACCACGGCGACCAATAAACAATACAACACCGTCATCGGGAACCATATTCATATTAAACTTTGAAAGACGAAGATTCATGGTGGGACGATTAGAGGCGGTTTCGGCCATATTTGGCATCATTGCTGTTAAAGACATACCATTACGTACCGGAGCACTCATTCTATGTTAATATCTACAAACAACCATTTTAAAATTAACGCGTCTACGCGTAAAAGCGATATAAATTGACCCGGTATCCTTTTTTAGAAATGCCTGTAAATAGAAAACGCGATGGTGGCAAACCTAGAGGCGGTGTTCGAGGAGGCGGTCGTGGGGGAAGAGGTGGCCGTGGTGGTGGTCATAATACTGGTAGCACTAGTCGTGAATCTAACGATGTCCGCATTGCTAAACCTGCCGTATTAGAACTTCCATCAAGTCTCTTAATTTCAGGCTATGTCTCTCCAACAACTATACCAAATGTTATACGCGATAATTTAACAGAGTTCAAAAAAGTACAACCCTATTTTTCTACACTCGAAAAACTGCTCTCAAACCTGAAATCCTCACAAATAAAGGATGGAACTTGGTGGCTAGGTATTAGCGGTGAATTGGTCGCCGGATTAGAACGTGAACCAGATAATAGTTTTGTTGGTGCAATCGTATTAAAGGACGGCAGCAAACGAGAAGTCTTCATCAAACGTATTCATTTATTGGATCCATTAAACATGATGGAAGGAAACTACGTGTTGCCTGACGACGGCGCACTTGCCGCTCCTAGCGAACTCTGGCGCAACACACTTATGAAAATAAATAATCCGCTCAACGAAGCGTATGTCGATGCCCTATTTGCATTATACGCATCTAAACTAGCGGAAAGTGGATTATCCCCTCATTGGTGTCAATGCTACGGAACATTTTCTGGCCGTGTTGAAAAATACCTCTACAATATCTCCGAAGAATACGATTCTCTTCGTCGCAAACCCTGGTGGAAAATGAACCAAAAACTCGGTCTTTTCAAATATGCGGAAACCGAAGAACGTGCCGAATCGAAACGTGCTATCGAATCGCTCTTCACACAGCAAGGTGAAACACTTGCCTTAGACGATTTTGTAAATATTGACGGTTACGGTATGGATGATGTGATTATTGAAGGTATGGATGGCATAGAAGTGAGCGAAGAGGAACCCGTTACTACCAATGAAATACCCGTAAAACTTGAAAATCCCCGCTTGCGACTCAAACGTCTTTCTGGTTCCGAAGATTCCCACTCCGATATGGAAATGGGTAGCGATGATAGCGATTATAGTGACGAATCAGAAGAGTTTGTAGAGTTTTCTAATTTCCCTGTCCAAGTCTCGCTACTTGAACGTGCTCATGGCACAATGGATGAACTTCTTGACGCAGAAGACGAAGAAGACGCCAAAATGTTGGAAACGAAAGACGCTCGATGGGCAGCCTGGTTATTCCAAGTGATCGCCGGTCTATGCGCCGCTCAATACTACTTTGGGTTCGTCCATAACGACCTACATACTAACAATGTGATGTGGAGTGGTACAGGTGTCACCGATATGTATTATCATGTGGTCAAAGGTAAAGAATCGTGGTATATGAAAGTTCCTACATACGGACGTCTTATGAAAATCATCGACTTCGGTCGTGCTTCATTTACAGTTCCTGGTGTCGGTTTTTTCATTTCCGACGCATTTTTCCCAGGCAACGATGCCGCTTCACAATACAACTGCGAACCATTTTACGACTCCGCCGAAGGAAAACGTGTAGAACCCAATACATCCTTTGACTTATGTCGTCTTGCCGTATCATTAATAGAATCCCTCTTTCCTGACCGACCCGCCGCTGCTTCACCGGTCCGAACAATGAGTCGCGAAGGTACTAAACTCTATACCGAAACCGTCAGTCCAGTATACAATTTACTATGGGATTGGCTTACCGACGACAACGGTAAAAACGTCTTACGCACACCTAGCGGGGATGAACGCTACCCTGATTTTGACCTCTATCGTGCTTTAGCGGCTGAAGTACATAACGCAGTACCAAAAGTACAAGTTGAGCAACCCATATTCGCCCAATTCCGTTGTGCGGCGAAGGATATTCCCGCAAATACGCCTATTTACAAATTGATTTTAGCCGCCTAATAACAGAGAATGAGAACCAGCCATTATTGGAATGCGAAAATATATATGATTGCCATGGTTCTACTTGTAATAGGCGGTCTCAACTGGGGAGTCAAGAGTTTTATGGGAAAAGACTTTATTACATACATTACCGGTCGTAATGTAATACTCGCTAACGCCATCTTTGCCGCTGTCGGTATTGCCGCTCTCTTAATCGGCTTACATCGTGATAGTTACTTACCATTCCTTGGTAAGACTTACGTCCCTTGCTCTGTATTAACTCCACAGACCCCCGAGAACGCCGACATTTCCGTTGATGTTTTAGTCGGTCCCGGTGTAAAAGTGCTCTATTGGGCTGCTGAACCTGCTAACAAAGACTTGAATGAACTCAATGATTGGCAACACGCCTACTTATCTTTCCGTAATGCTGGTGTCGCAGTCGGTGATCAAGCCGGCATGGCCAAACTCAAAGTACGCAAACCACAACCATACCGTGTACCTTTCAAGTCAATACAACCTCACGTACACTATCGTAAATGTATGGGCGAAGGTCTCATGAGTCGCATTCATACAGTCGATTTGAACTCTAAGGAATTCTTTGAAAACTACGTCGAAATGCAAGAAACAAATGAACCGGTCCGTGAAAAGTCTGAATTTAACTACGTCAAGCCCGCACAAGCATTAGAAGAAGCTAAATCGGTTACCCTCAAGACTTTGAATAGATCGTTGATGCCACAGGGTGGTGCTCCCGACGAAGGAAACCTCACTGCCGGCACCCCAATCTCTGATGCTTTCACACAGATAAACAGCCCTCTTGTCGGTGCAACACTCAATAACGCTTTCACAGGTAAGGGAATCTAAGCGATTCTTAATTAATTGAACCTATAGATGGCGCTTAACATCTTAAATAGTATTCCAATGGATATTGAAGATGTTAAAACTATATACTATTCCGAGGCAGAGTACGAAATCGTACGCTCTCGTATCAGAGAAATCATAACCAAACTTCGCATAGTTGAATATGATTTAGAACGCGAATCGGCCGCTAATCGGGCTGCCGGACGACGCCGATACGTACATACACGCAAAGTTCGCAGAAAAGAGTAACTATCAGTATATGCTTATAGCATATTATGAGAGTAATATGGTTAGTGTTATGGGCGGGCTAGGTGTTTAGAGATCGGTAGGAGCGTTACGATTTCCTCCGCGGCTGGCAATGAAGTCACGCTGTTTGGCAGTTGTACAGACGCAACCACTTCCGCAACTGAAACTGGCTGGGCAGCATTCAGGCTTGCATTGGTTGTTCTTGAACATGAAGAGATTGTCGGGACCGAGTTCTACATCGGGGCCTAAGAGTGGTTCATTTGGTGCTGGTCCACGCCAGTTAGATAATCCGTTGGCTGGCTTTTCTACGATGTTATCGTATGTACCAATTGATTGGTACTTATCTCCAGTTGGTGCGGCGTTGTCCAAATAGTCAATGAAACCTTCGGCACTAATTGGGTAATTAGTGAAGCCATTAATCATTAAGAGATTGGCTAAGAGTAAAAGACCCAACATAATGAGTGCGAATAAGATTCTGGGAGACATTCCTTTAGTTATGGTTAAGATTTTCTCCTAGAGTTTTCAAGACCCAATCATAAGTTTTATGAATTTCTGAACTTCCAACATCGGTAAAATCACGCACCTCAATCATTTGTCCGCCTTCAATCACCATGAACGTGCCTGACGCAGTGAATAACTGATACCATTCCTCAATGGTAGATTTCTTATAAGAGAGACTATGCTGTTGTAACCAGGTATCGCCGACACGTGTCCAGTTACCGGACGACATAAACGCGCCCTCGCTCAATCGGATCGCATTCACCACCTCATCCGCTGCGAGTCTTACAATACCACGTACCTTCGTATGCTTTCCGTCAGCATCAACGACTGTACATCCGGGAACTATCTGCTGAATTTCAACTGGTCCTAGAGGCGTCAAGACGTGTGTTGTGCCCGTAAAACCGGCTTCTGAAGTCAAACAATATGGATTTGGTTCAATGTATATTTGATTAGGGTTCAATATTGAGAATACCTGTTTATTCCATTTACGAAGTGTATTTGTATCGGCATCTAACTCTTCCCAATCGGCGAATTCTACCGTTCCTACATCGGTCTTAATAGGAATACGGCGTGTGCTAGTGATAAAACAGTATACATCACGATGTTTCTGTGGCAACTTCTTAGCTTCTGGATGATTTTCTACTAGCGTAGGGGCGGTTGGTTGGTCAGGTGGATAAACAATATGCGAGGCGCTCACATTTACTCCGTACAATTCGTACATATCGTCTGTATCTTGCGAAAAGCTGAGGATACCTTGTACTGTTCCACCGTCTGCTAGCGTTTCTCCTATTCGTATCGTCTCAATAGGCTTCGCTCCCTCCGCTGTCTCTACCTGCGTACCCTCACCAAAACAGAATACACCTGCGATACCCGTCACTTGGTCTCCCATACCTGCGTCGTTAATAGCATTGATACACATGATAATGAGACCCAAAAATATGAGAAAGATAAACGGCATCCAAATGAAAATCGCCGCAACTATGACTAAAATCGTTACCGCAATATTCAGCGCTAAATCAAATACGCTCAGCATTGTTTGTAGCGCTGCTAAACCTGACATAATGCCCGCAACCGAAATCGCAAATGTTTTACCAATCGCAGAATGAAGTTTTATATAGGTTGCACTCAAGGCAGTTAGGGTTCCTTGAAAACGATTCATAAACACCTCAGTCATACTATTGAACTGATTCCACATGGATTTGAGCAATCCACGTACGTTGAATAATCCATCAACCGTCTGGTCTATTGCGTCCGTAAGCATTTTGAAAATACCCATTAACGGCTGCATAAACGTTTTCATCGTTTTGTCAGCAAACGAAAACAGTACATTATTAAAGTTATCAGCTGCGAATTGGAACCGGGATCGCGGATCATTATCAGGTTTGTAGAACGCTGATAAGAAAAAGATGAAAAATATATTATTACTATACTCGTCCCAATGATTCAAAACCTCCTGTTGATTCGCCTTCGCAAAGAAATAGAGTATTCCAACAAATAGTCCAGCAGTCAGACATGCGAATGCCCACATCCTCTTGAATTGGGTGGATGAATTATGGAAATTGTATAACCGAATTAGGAAGAAATGGTCGCTACACGTAAAAATGTCGGTATGATCCGTCGCGTTGCCTACACCCGTAAATTAAAGAACGGTAGAGTCATCAAGGTAAAGGCCGCTTTAATCAAAAACGTCGGTCTTCCAGGTAAGGGATACAAGGGACCAGGAGGTCCCGGTATTGGTCCATTACGTGAAGGTGAACTCTCTCAATTCGGTTATTCCAACGTATTGAAGAAGGCAGACCGCACTCGTCGTATTGCGTTAAAGAAGGCCGTCAAGAAATACGGTTCTCTCCCAGTTCGTCGTAAACTCCAAGCCGTTGCAACATACACTAAACGTACTTCTCCTAACGCCAGCAAAGTCTTCAAAGCCGATATTGCTTGGATTAAGAAGACATTATAAAAGATTTAATTATATCATATTATCACAGAAATGGGTAATTTTTTCTCGGTGAGTAGTTGGAATGATGTGGATACCAATACCAGTATGAATAAGAAATCAAATGCTGCCCCGACAGCTCAGCCTAGTGGCGGAGGAGGCAAACACAGACGCAATAAAACGCGTAAAGTAAAATCGCGTGTTATATCACGCAAGTAAAATCATTACTTTCATCAGAGGGTTTTCAGTATGGAAACATCAGATTTTGAAAGAATGACCGTGTGGAAAGAGGGTTATACAAAAACTATAATCATCTTTGTGCTTGTCACTTTGGTACAAATTGGTCTACTAGTTCTCGCCTTTCAACTTCAATTCCTAACAAGTGTGAAAAACAACGCTGCCGATTACCGTTGTAATCCCCTATTCATGCCATTCATGGGCAACTTCGGTTTTGATCCAATAGAAAACTTTAACTTCTGTGTTCAAAGCGTATTCAACGCCAAGGCAGCCGAAGTGTTCGCACCTATCTATTCCATTCTAGCAGTATTTCAAGGCGTCCTAGTCACTGTTGTAGACGCTGCATTAAGCATTCGTGATATGTTCAAAAACTTTCTTAAAGGTGTAGAACAATTCATCGCAAGTGTTCGTAATAAGATTCAATTCTTGATGAACAATGTTCGTATGAGTTTTATTCGTATTCTCAACTTGATGGGCAAAGTGTATGGCTCTATGTTCGCCGTATTATTCATGGGTCAATCCGCTATGACCGCTGCGTTCAACTTAGCAGATAACGATCTCGTCAAATTCTTATTTGAATTCTGTTTTGCTCCTGAAACGCTCGTCAAGATGTCCGATGGTTCTTACAAAGAAATCAAAGATATTAAGATTGGCGATGTGTTGGCCAGTGTTCCTAACAATGAATCACCGGTTGTGACGTCGGTGTTCCGCTTCGCGGGGTCGCG